TTAAGCGGAATCGTCAGCCGGTTGCCTGTTCCTACTGTTTGGCCTCGCTTCGAGCCATGCTGTGACCTCCTGTGCGCGCCAGCCCACAGTCCGCGCCGTGAGCCTCACGGGCGAAGGGAAGTCCTGGCGCTGAATCAGCTCATAGATCGTTGTCTTGGACAGGCTTAGAATGCGGACGAGATCCCCCAGGCGGTAGACAAGTTGATCGTTCATGCTTGGCCACCATGCTCAGAGCCGGCCATTTCGACCGATTCAGCAAGCTCCCGGAGGCGTTGCTCGTCACTTGAATCCTGCCAGCCTTGCGTCATGCTTTGCCACAAGACGAACGCGCCATAGGCCCAACCACTTACCTGACTCACATGGATATGGTTCAGACGGTCATTGGGGCTGCGTGCCAGCAACTTTCTCAAGAAGTCCGTATGGAAATGAATCTGGGCTTCGGTTGCCTCAGTTAGTTGCCTATAGCTCCATGCCTTGTGGGGTGCCGTTGCCTTTCTAAACGGCTGATTCGTATCTCTCATGTCTATTCGTCCTCGTCGCCGGCACTGGCGCGTTTGATATCGCGGCTCGGCGGTTTGAGTTGGTCGGGGTGGGCAGCGGATCGGGCGGGCGCCGGCGGCGCGGCCGGCGGCGGGCGGTAGTGGCCGGAGCGGGGCTGCGCGAGCGCCAGCGCGGTGATTTCCAGGCAGCGGGCCAGGGTCGGGGATTGCATGGCGTCGGCCAGGGTGCCGCGCAGGCGGGCGGTGCCATGGGCGTGCGCGAGCTGGGACATAGTGGGTTTCAGCATGCCTATGTACCCTTCTTGAAGACCCAGCAATGCACCGTGGATGCCTTGCTGCTGCCAGCCTGACTATTGTTCTGACGGATCCGGCTCTTAACGGTCTTGACCCCGAGGAACTTGTATTGGCGGCTAGTGCGAAGAACCTTCTTCAAGTCGCGCAGTGCTGGCACTTGCTGGCGATGTGCGGAGGCTACCTCAATGAATTGGTTCAGGTTCACCGCTATGACGTCGTCATCGCAGGAGTGATTCAGCTGCGGCGCCATTTCGTCGTCGCCGTTCAGGTACGCATACGCATCCCAGAATTCTTGCACCAGCGGGTGATCCGCGTTGATGACCAGTTGTCGTGCTGTGGCCATGCTGGCCACGTATTGAACGGATGTCGCGTGTTGCTCGTCGCTCATCGGGACGAGACTCTTTAGCGCGTCCAACAATGACATGAGCAGACCGTGGCATTCCCCGATTCGGATCATGCGCACCTCGCGGCGTTCTAGGATCGCCTGGCGATAGACAGGCATGCGCGCCTTCACAACGCTCATTACGTCGGCTTCGCGCTTGACGGCTGCCAGGATGAAATGGGATACATCTTCAACGCTCGCGGCCGCCAGAGCCTGCGCCGCCTCATAGGACGCCGGCGATTGCTCGGAACGGTCGATTCGGACGTGGACAATGCGCGAAAGGATGGCCTCGGATGCGTTCACCTCGTTGTTTTGAGCGATGACGATGGACGCCCTGAACGGCGGTTCGTAGGTTTCATTGCCACCGTTTGCCACGCCGCGAGAACGGATGCTGCGGCCGTTGAAGGCCGTTTTCAGCTCGTCCCAATCGAAGGATTTAACGTGTGTTTTATCTTCGGAGAGCCGTTCGCGGTCTGATTCGATGAGGACGATGGGCAGGCCTGATACCTGCGCAAAGTTGCGTGCGCGGGCTGCCACGGTGGCCTTCGACGGGTCAAAGCCTTCGTAGTTCTCCCGGCCCAGCAGCTTCCATAGAAAGTCGATAAGGGTTGATTTTCCAGAGCCAGCCTCGCCAACGATTTCTAGGAATGGGTAGAAGTTAAGGCAGGCGCGAATTTGCTCAGAAAACAGTGAGCCGAGCCAGTAGGCCAGCGCCACGGTGCCGCGCGGGCCGAACGCGGTCCAGAGGCGAGCAAACCAATCAGTCTTGTAATCGTTAATGTCCTCATTGATTTTCAGATCCACCGACTGGCTAAGCGACTTCACCGACAGCTTGCCAATGTCGAAGTAATCCTCAGCGTTGACGTGAAAGACTGAGCCATCCTTGACGGCTAGCTTGCCCAGAACAAAGCAACCGTGATCGCGGCTATACCCCGTGAAGTCAACCGTCTCCACGCGTTTGATGTTGTAGAGGCGGCGCTCCATCATCTTGTCCAGATGGTGGCCCTGGCCCGAGAACATGGCGCCTGGCGCGATGGCAAGCAGACGTTTTTTGAACTCGCTGGCGGTCGATACCTGCGATGACGTGAAGGTGTTCTTCACTGGGGGGCCGTCGTGGGGGAATTCGACGCGGAAGTAATACCAACTCTCGTCCGTGAGCTTGTTTTCTTGGAAGTAGAGGGGCGTGGGATAGCAGTTGGAAATGGGGCGAATGCCGCCGGCCTCTCGCAGCGCAAGCGCGCGTAGCTCTTCGGATGCGTGCTGTTCCTTAGCCTCGTTCCCGATTCGGTCCATGGCCTTCTGGTACGCATCAATGTCCATGCGGAACCAGTAGAGGCGCTTGCCGAACTCAAAATCAAATTCGGTGCGGCTGTTGTCGTGTTCATACAGCAGCAAGGCTTTTTCCGTAGCGGACTTGGCCAACAGCACCGCGCCGTGATGTAGATATAACTTGCGCCCTTCAACGGAAAGACGGCGCTTGGCCGGGTCCTCGGTATTGCGGTCGAGCTGGTACAGGTCATTCCAGTCGCGCTTGATGGGGCCGTCTTGCGGGATGATGGCGGCTTTGCAGGTCCAGCCATCGTCCTGGGCGCGCTCTACAAACTTTCGAATGAATCTCCGGCCGGCCTGATCGCCGTCGAATGCCCACACCAGATGCGGCAGGTTGTTGGGGCGCGCGTCGGCGACAGCGCGCAGGGCGACGCTGGGATAGTTGTTGCAGGAAAGCAGAGCGGCGGCATGAATGCCGACCGACCAGAGCGCTATCGCGTCAAATATGCCCTCAACCAGCCACAGTTCGGCAACCTTGGCAATATTGAACCCGGGCGGGGTCCACCATTCGCCCATGTAGCTGCCGCCGTACTGGAAGCGGGCCTTCTGCTTGCCGAACCGGCTGGGCTGGTCTATCAGGCGTTCCCAATAGGTCCGCGCTACGGGAAAGCGGACCGTGGCTGAATTGATGCCTTTGTCGCGGTCGTGATAGGTCTCCTGCGTGTAGCACCCCCGCAGCTGCGATATATCGAAGCCACGGGCGTGCATGAGATACGCATCGGCGGCCGCGTTCGGGTTGGTCTTCGCTTCTTCGGCGTACCGAGTAGACCAGTGGTCGAAGATTTCCGGATACAGGTCTTTGACGTGGCCCTCATATCCGCAGTTGTTCAAACGCCCGCAGCGCAGTACCCAGGGATGCTCTGCGTTGGTGTACAGCTCTTTTTCGTTGCATGCGGGACAGCGGCCCTGGCGTAGCCAGCCGGCGCGTTCCTTGAAGCCGTAGGCCTCAAGGCGCTCCATGACCTCGCGGTGAAGATCGGGCTTCATGATTACGCCAGTTGGTTGCGTTCGCGCAGCGTGCGCATGGCAGCGGCGTGGACGGTGCAGGCGGCGGTAAGCATGTGGCCGGACACGACGGCGTCGCCGGCGGCGGCAGTCAAGAAAAGGGATTGCCCCGGCGCATAAGCGCCTCGAACAAGGTACTCGGTCAGCTTGGCCAAGGCCTTTACTTCGTCGTCGTTCATGTGGGCCTCGATGCGGGCATGCACGGGAATGGCGGGCATATTCATTTCCTTTGGAAAACAGCTATCCGTGGCGGGCGTCAGAACGCCCGCCAGCAAGACGGAAAACAGGGAATGGGGTTTAGTTGGTCCGCGCCTGGCGGCGCGCCTGTGCGGCGCTGTGGACATCCAGAATGACGGCAAGCTCTGCGGCGGGAATTACGCGGGTGATGCCGGAAGCACGGTCAATAACAAAAAGGGCATGGCTTGTACTGCGGTCCATGTCCAGTGTGAGGCGGCTGCGGGCGCTGGATATCTCGGCAATTGCCTGGGCGGCTTGTGTCGCGGCCGTGTACTTCGAGCAGTTGGCCACCGCCATCAGGTGCGCCGTGCAGCGTTCAAGCAAAAGGTTGTCGCGGAATGCTGCGGTTCGGGTGCCGTGTGCCAGCTCAACAGCCAAAAATTGATGGGCTTGGTCTGCCAGAAAATTCCGATCCCAGTTCACGGAACCATTCACAACGGAAAGGTGGGCGTTATTCGTTTTCATGGTCGAAGCTCAGTTGACGTGGATCGGATGAGGCTGCAAGGCGTTGACGAATGATTTCTGCCTTGGTGGACATAGGCAGATGGACGTTCGGATTTGGTATCGATGCCGGAGAGACGGTGCGTACTGCTTCCAAGTGCGACACCCAGGTATGCCCGCATGTGATGTCGCGGCACTGGAAATAGAGAATTCGCATGGTGGGAGAGACGATTGCGCTGGTGCGGACCGTCGCGAACTTGTTGCAGTGAGGGCAGTGCTGGCCAAGCACATTCATTTCACACCGCCACGACGCCGGGGGCTTGGAGTGGCGGCCGTTTCGCGTTGGTAGTCGGCCAACCCGCGCCGGTACATCAACAGGGCGAACTGTCCCGCAGACCGGGCATCGGCTTCCGCCAATGCCTTGCATTGCTCAAATTCCGATGTGTCCATACGCAATCCAACCATTGGGCGTTGCACTCGTTTGGGCGCTGGTCGGAGCTTGGATGGTGTATGTTGCATGGTGTGACACTCTGCTTTGTGACGTGACGCAGTGATTATGCTCTCAAATGAGAGCATTCGTCAATGGGAATGAACTCAAATGAATACATCAAACGAACGGCTTGCAGAAGAACGCGCACGGCTCGGCTATGGGCAAAGCGAATTCGCTGCACTCGGGGGAGTGGGCCGGGGCGCGCAAGCGAACTATGAAAAGGGGCTACGGCAGCCTGATATGGCGTACTTGGAGGCGATTGCCCAGGCTGGCGCCGACGTGCTTTACATCGTTACGGGCGCGCGCGCGCTGTCTGAGCGCGACCTAGAGGCAGATCTAGAGCGTTACGGGAAAGCCTGGGAAACCCTGGAAATGGCACTTGAGGCCGCTCGCCGTGAACTCAGTCCAGCGAAAAAGCGCAAGGCTGTCGATGCGCTGTTCAAAGCCAGCAAGGCACAAATCGCAATCGACCAAAGCAAATTAACCGAGCTGGTTTTGCAGTTGGCGGCGTAGTTCGCGCGCCGCATTTTCATCAAGGAGAAATCTGTGTTTCGTAGTGCTATGGGCCTGCTGGCCCTGGGCGTGCCGCTGGCCGTAGGTGCGGCGGGCAATTGGTACGATGGCGGGACTCTTCACAACGCCACGCTGAAAGAATGGGCCGGCGCGGTGACGCAGAACATAGATGGCCACGATGGCGGATATGGTCGTTGCCGCGAAGCTCGCCAAGCGTCCGATGGACGTAGTGGAGAAGTCGGTGAGGGCCGCGTCGTGCGTTGATGATGTGGCCCTTGACAAAGCGAGCCAATCCCAGGCGGTGGCCAGCGTCGCCGCCATGTGCATGCTAAGTGGCCAATAGTTAAAACAAGAGGCGTCTACCTGACGCTGCCGGGCGAGAGGCTTAAGGGGGGTGAAGATGCCCTCATAAGCCGGCAAGGGCTACGGGCGCCGCCGGTATTGGGGTCTGTATGGAGCTGGCATTGCACAGTAGGAAGATAAAAAATGCAAAAGCCTCACGACGCCGGTACAAACGTTCATTTTCTTAACCAACCTAGCGGAGAACAGTCGCCCAGCGATGTGCTGGGCACTCTGTTTGATGCGCTCAAAATGGCGAAAGAAAATCGCACCGAGGGCGATATAGAAGCCCGTGCCGCCAATGAGCAACACATCGAGGGTGAGGGGAACATCCAGCTTGCGGGTGAAGCCGCACCGCGTCAGTCGATTACTGGCAACAACAATATCCAGATTGGTGTGGTGCAGCTTGTGGTTAATGTGAAGGTGAATATCGAGCGGTGACGGACGCGGGGTTAGCCCGCGCCATCCACCGCTGGCAGGCCGTCCGATTCGCCCTCCTCGCGCGTTCGTACGTCTGCCGCTTCTGCCGTCTCTGCTTCGAAACGGGTAGTCAAACCACGTTCGTCCAGGCTATGGGTGAGCTTGACAATTAGCCATGTCATTTCATCGATGGGACTTTTTACGGTTGGCAAGAGCACCTTGGTTTGCGGTGATAGGTCAGGTCGGCCGTATGCTAGGGACATCTCCAGATTCGCAACGCCTCGCCGAATTCGCTGCCATTCGGCGCGCGCATTTTCCAGCGCATCGGCTTCACTTGCAAACACCGTGCGCAGCGTCTTGGCGTTGCCGATAGCGCCCGCAACAACCTTGCGCTGCACAGACTTTCCTTTGTCCTGCCAGAGCGCGCGGACGCCGGTATAAGAATCGCGGTCGGCCACATGAAACCGGATCCGGTCGCCATCGCGGCGGGTCAGACTGAGGGTTGGCATGTCCTTACCGCTGGCGGTTTGGCCGCGTTCGGTCGGCAAGAACAACAGCTTGCCATCCTTGATCGTGGCCACCGCGTCGTATCGTTTGCCGATGCGGTTCAGGAAGGCAACATCGGACTCGTTCGTTTGGTCGATGTGCTGTAGCTTAACCTTTGCGAAGCGCTGGCCGACTACGGCGGTTAGCTGATGGGCCTTGGCCACGGTTTCGACAATCTCCTGAATGGTTTGCTTGTGAAAGCTGCGCTCGGTGCGCGTACGCAATGCCGACTTCATGTCGGCGCTACGCGCGCGCAATGTGATGGTGTCCGGCGGGCCTTCAAATGCTACCTCGTCCACAACGAACGTCCCCTTATCCACCAGGCCAGTGCTGGCCCATCCTAGGCTTAGCCGGATGACCGCCCCGCGCGCGGGCAGGGCCAGCTTGCCGTCATGGTCGGACAATTCGATGTCCAACTGGTCTGCCTCGTCGCTACGGCACTCGGTCAAGGTGAGTTTCATCAAACGCGGTAGCATCTTGCCAGTCACGTCCTTCCCGGCCACGACCACGCGCCACAGTGGGTGCGGGTACGAACTGGTGCCGCCGGTTAAGGGGTCGGCCGATGTGGTGAGGGCTGCGAACGACACTACAGGCTCCAATCCAGAATTGAGCTGTCCATACGCCCGATGGGCAACTTCAGATCGTCCAGCAGGGTGCGGGCCTGATCGTCGCCGACCGACTTTAGGGAAATGCTGAAATCGACGCGTTGCGACTGCCCATTGAAGAAAAACTCACTATGGTCTTCGTCGATCTTGTCGATGATGTGCGGCCCGTACACGGTGCCGCTACCGTCCACTAGGATGTACGCCTTGCCTGTGTCTGCCATGCGCCGCAGCAGCGCCAGGGCGCCGGCAGATCCGGCCAGCTCGGGGATGAGCAAGCCGGATAGGGTGGTGCTGTCTTCCCCGCGTCCCACGAACTGATATCCCGGTGCTGTGCCCATGCGGCTGTTGGACGCATGCCGCCAGTCGGTTGAGCGCCGCAGGGACTGATACGCGACGGTGGGAAGGCTGAAAACGAACATGCCCAGGGCCATCATCATGGCGAGGTTTCCTTAGTTTGGATCGAAGTAGGCGGAGCGCACACGTGCCTGCCTTTCCGCGTCCCGGCGTTGCAAGGCAGATTCCACTGCGCGTGCGATGTCGGCGGGGCTGGAACCAGCGCCGTGGATGTGGATGGCGATGGTGTCGCCCTGCACGACGACAGAACGCGGGGCAGTAGTCGGCTTCACTGTGGGGCGCATATCAAAGCGGCTCGCCAGCGTGTCGGGGTCCAAGCTGATTGCCGATGGCCTTGCGGCCTCTGGAGAGGCTGCAAGCGCGGAACTGGGCGCGACTACTGTCCCGCCTATGGCAAGTGCGGTAACAACGCCTTGGGCAGCCCGTAGAGCGTCTACCAGGCGCGATGCGATTGCACTACCGGCTGCTGTGATTCCTTCTAGGGCCAGCGGGATGCGTGGAGCCTCGGAGCGGACAAACTGTGGGTGCGGTGCCGCGAACGAAGATATGCCTGCGGATACCGCAGGCTGCGGGTCGTTAGAGGTGGGAAGCAGGGCCGGTGCATCCGCTGGCGGCATCTGCAAGCTGGCCGGCATTTGGTGCGGGGCGACGGGCGGAGCCGCCACGTTGGCGACAGTGGCAAGCGCCGATGGCTGAGGCAGGTTGACAGAGGGTGAGAGGCTGGCCAGCTCTCCCGCCTTTGCGACCGATGCAGCAAGCGCTTGCGCAGCCTGTGCAGCGGCCGGCGCATGGCGGTCAATGCCGACTGCCGCGCCGTCAGAGACAAATTCGCCCATGCCCATAAAAACGCGGCTTGGCGACTTGATACCCAGCTTTTCCTTAAACCAGCCGATGACCCCGCCGCCCATGTTGGAAATTGCCTCCTTCACAGCGCCGGCGGCGTTGGTAATGCCGTTCACCAGTCCCTGCATGAGCATGCCGCCCAGGTCCGAGAACTTCGCCGGGATTTCCAAGCCCATCGCCTGAAGGCCGGAATTGATGGCATCGGACAGAAGCGCCAGCGGCGACCATTCGGCCAACAGCTTTCCGACCGCGCCGATTCCCGCCGTCACCGTCGTGCTGACCGTTTCCCATGTCTCGCCAAAGAAGCCGCCAATGCCCGCGAACGCCGACCGGATGAACCCCATGGGATTCCAGCTCTGAAGGACGGACGACACGCCGGCCACGGCCGTATCAAAAGTGCTGCGGATCGAGTTCCAAAGCCCTGAGAAGAATTCCAATGCTCCCATGAAGATGGCTCGGATTGTCGCCATCGGGTTCCAGGCCTGCAGGAACGCGGTAATGCCGTTTATAGCGCCGGTGAAGGCGTCCCGCACGCTGGCCCATAGCCCCTGAAAAAACGCGCTGATAGGCTCCCAATACTTGTAGACGGTGAATGCGGCCAGGCCAATGGCGGTGACGGCCAGTCCGATCGGATTGACCATCAGGATGCGGCCCAGGAGAAGGAGCGCGCGGCCTACGCTACCAATGCCCTTGCGGGCGAGGTTCACCAGCACGCCCACCAGTCCGCCGCCCTGAATCCCAAGCATCGTGAACGCATACCGCACGATCACAAATGGCCCCAGGATGCTGGCAAGCGTCAGCGTAAGCGCGCCCAGGCCGGCCACCAGGGCGGCGACGCCTGCCGCTGCCGCCGTCAGGCCGCTAGCCAATTTGGGATTGGCTGCGGCCCAATCCTTCACCTTGCCGATGGTGTCGGCCAATCCCGTGACCATCTTGCGCAGGGGGCCATCGTGTTGCTCGTAGATCTGGATGCCCAGATCCTCCCAGGCGCTGGACAACTCGTCGAGCGACCCCCGCATGTTGTCTGCCATCGTGCCGGCAGTCTTGTCGGCTTCGCCAGCCGCTTGTCGAAGCTCTTGGATGAATTTCTGCAGCTCGCCGTTTCCAGCCTGTGCCACCAGCACCTGCAAGCCGCTAAAGGCTTCCTCGCCAGCAATGTGCTTGAAGATCCCCGCGCGTTCAGCGTTGCCCATCTTGGAGGTCTTCTTGTGCAGTTCCTCCAGAATAGATGGCAGGTCGCGCAGGTTGCCAGCTGCGTCCTTGGTCTGGATTTTCAGGCTTTCTAACGCTTTGGCTGCCGCCTTTGGTGGGGAGGCCAGACGGCCCAGGATTGCCCGCAGGGCGGTACCGCCCATGCTGCCCTGGATACCAGCATCGCCCAGCTTGCCTGCCATGGCGGCCACCGTTTCGATGTCCTGGCCAACTCCGGCGGCTACGGGGGCCACGTACTTCATGGTCTCGCCTAGCATATACAAGCTAGTGTTCGAACGCGTAAAAGCGCCCACCAGTACATCCCCTACGCGGCTCATTTGTTCCGCCGGAAGGTTGAAGCCGGTCAAAATATTGGACCCAATATCGGCCGTCTGCGCGAGGTCGGTATCGCCCGCCTTGGCCAGCGACAGCATGCCTGGCATGGCAGCGTGAATCGCCTTCGGGTTGAAGCCTGCCATCGCAAGGAATCCTTGCGCCTCGGCGGCCTGGCCAGCTGAGAACATTGTGGCCGCGCCCAGGTCGCGGGCCTGCTTGCGCAGTGCCTGCATTTCCACGCTCATCTTATCTAGACGTGCGAGTGCCTGAACCTTGCTCATGGCAGCGTCGAAGTCCACGCCGGGCAACAAGAACTTCGTTTCCGCGTAGAGCGCAGCGCCGCCTGCGGCCAGACCGCCGGCGCCCAGGCCAGCCATCGTACCGGCGGCAGATCGGCCAGCGTTGTACCTGTCTTTCGCGGCGCCTAGGCGCTGCTGGTGCGACGCGGAGGCTTTCAGCTTCTGCATCTGCCTATCGAGTGCCGCATTGGTCTGCTCGATGCGCTGGCGTAGTCCTTGCTCGTCCCGAGCAAGGTTGCTTGCCGACAAGCCGGCGGTGCTGAGGCTAGTCCGTAGCCGTTGCAGTTCTATGGACTGTTCGGAATGCTTCGCCTTGAGCTGCTGCGCGGCACGCACCGCGCTGTTGAATTCACGTGCCATCGTACGCGTGGGGCTGGCAGAGGCCTGCATCTGCTGGGCGAGGGTGGCCACGCGTTGCTGCGCGTTCGCCATTTCTGTGCGGGTCAATTGCAGACCGCGCGATAATTCGCGGAACCGGCCTACGTCCCGCTGGGCGTTGTTCAACGCCTTGAGCTTGTCACGAAGCTCCACCACGCCGGCGGCAGACGTGGCAGAGGTTTGCTTGATCTTCTTGAGCGGCCCGGACAGCTTGTCCTGCATCGCCGCGATGACGCGCAGTTGAAGCGTCTTGTCCATCGGTGTCTACTCCGGTTGGAAACGAACGCGTGCGCGCTCGCGCCATTGGGCCAGTTCATCCAGCGATAGGCCGTCCATGTAGTCCGGGTTCCAGTGGAACACCAGAGCCAAGTCGGCCATCGCGTCCTCTACGCAGTTTGGAGCGCCCCGCGTTCCGCCTTCGTCATGAAAAAAGAGGCAACCGCAGCGCCCAGGGCCAGCAGGTCGGCCGGTTCCAGGTTGGCGATTTCGGGCGCCGAAATCATCGGGTCGGTGACGCGGGGCAGAACGGTTTGCAGGGACACGACATCCAGTTGCACCAGGTTGATTAGGCTGGTGCCGCGCAGCGCACCCGCCTTGGGCTTACGAACCGTGATGGAGTGGATGTTCTGGCCGCCGCGTTTGATGGGGCTTTCGAGGGTCACCAATTGCGTGCTGCCGTCGTCCACGTCCTGGGCGGCGGTTGCGTTTTCATGTGGGGCAATGGCGAGGTCGTTGGCTTGATCTTGAGCTTTCATGGTTTTCTTGGGTCTGAGGGGTTACATGCCGATGGCGCGGCGGACGGCTTCTTGCTTGTCCACGCTGCCAATCATGTGGACCAGATTGAAGATGTCGATTTCGATCACGGTCTCGCCGTTGATCGTTTCCTTGTAGTAGGTGCAGTTGGTGGAAATCTTCCATTCCGTGTCTTCGCCAACCTTCGATTCGCCACGGTCGATTTCCGAATGCCGGCCGCGTACGACGATCTCTACCGCATCGACTTCCTCGGTGTCATCGCGCTGGTAGGCCTGGGCGAAACGCAGTTGAACGCCGTCAACACCCACCGCGCCGGCTTGCTGAAGCACTTGCTTCATGTAGCCGCCGATAGTCCATTCCATCTTGAGCGCGTCGTCGTCCAGGCCGAAATCGGCATGCGCGGCGCCGCCCATGCCGCCCGCGCGCCATGCTTCCATCTTGCGCGACAGCTTCGGCGGGGTGACTGCGGAAACGACGCCGATAAAGCTTCGGCCGTCGTTGAAAAGGTTCATGTTCTTGAGCTTGGAGGGCATGCCCATAATTGATGCTCCGGTGTTTCGATAGAGAGGAAACAGGCCGCGCATGGCGGCCGTGTTGCGTTAGGCAGCAATGCGCTTGGCGAAGTCCACCAGATAGCGGTCGGTGATGCGCTGGCGGAAAATGATGTTCTCGGCGGGCGGAACGGGTGTGTAGTCGTAGTCGATCCAGAACTGGCCCGACTTGAGCGTTTCCTTGGTGTTGGGTTCGCTGTCCCACCACGCGCTGCCGTCGATGATGTAGCCCAGGTTCTTGAGCGTGCGGAATTTGCTGTTGATGCCTTCGATGATGTCCCGGATCAGCGAGGGATGCAGCGGTTGATCGACAGCCCACATATGGCCTTCGGCTACCGTGTCCGCCACCACTTGGGCCGTGCGCGTGTAGTTCTCGAACGGGTACAGGCTTTGCGGTCCGGCGCAGGTGCGGCTGCCCCAGAAGCGAAAGCCGGTCTTGTTGATCAGCGTCGTGATGTCCTTGGCGTTCAGGTAGCCGGCATCGGTCGCCGGGTCTTGCAAGTCCCAGAACACGTCCTTGCTGATGCCGGTCACGCCGTTTACCGGAATGTTGGAGAGGGTCTTGTGCCAGCCGATGTCCGTGTCGATCTTGGCGCGCAGGCCCAGCGCAGCAGCCGATGCCACAATGCGTGCTTCGCTGTTGGTGCGCGTGTCCCAGCCCATGAAGTCCGGCCAGATCAGCATCAGCTCGCGCTGCCCGAAGGTCTCGCGGAAGGCGGCGACTTCCTCAATCGTGTCCATGCCGGGGACGCTGCCATATGCGAAGCCGCGCAGTTTCTGCGCGGTAGCGGCCAATTCGGCCAGGACTGCGGCGGACTCCAGGCCCGGGGCGCCCAGGATGCGCGGTTTGATGAGCGGCCCTTTGCTTTGCGCCGCCAGCAGCGCGCGGACGCCGGTATAGCGGCCGTTCGCGTCGGTGCCGCCGATCACATTGGATTGCGTTTCGGCGGGCGTCGCGCCTTCGGCGACGCGGACAATGACCGTAGCCGGGTTGATCTGGGCGCCGATGGCTTCCAATGTGCGCGCAAGCGTGCCCTTCGTGCCGGCTTTGCCGGCGGCGGCGGCGATGTTCGTTGCCAGGACGGGGGTGTTCAGCGGGAAGGTGACCGGATCGGCATCTTCAGCCGTGGCCACAAAGCCCACGGTAGCCGTGGACGGGGTGCGAAGCGGGCGCGTGCCGTCGTCTACTTCAATGACGCGTACGCCGTGGTGATAGTCCTCAGCCATTGAGATTTACTCCGATAGATACGCCGGGGCGGCGCTGGGCCTTGTTGGATACAGAGATCAGTTTGAATGCGGACCCTCGCGCGCGCACGGGGTGCCTGATGTCGCTGGCGGACAAACAAAAAGCCCCGCCAAAATTGGCAGGGCATGATTCGTGCAGATGCAGGTACAAATGTCATTAGGTCGGCTGGTTCGGCCAATCTGGGGCTTCCTGCTCGATGGCGACTCGGTTCAGCATGACCCGGTATAGTTTCCAGGCGTACAACAGTTGCGTTTCTTCTGGCGTTGCCAGCCCAAGGTCTACAGCATCTTGTAATGGGGCAATAGCTGTTGCCGCCTGTGCAGCCTTTTGGTTTCGGGAGTCCGCGTGCTGTTGCCTGATGAGCAGACTGCGCTTTTCTTCGTCCTCCACCCAGGCTTGTCCGTCCCAGATGCTCCAAGCGTTCGGGCGGGTGGCTCGTGTTAGCCAGGCCGGTACGGGACCAATCCCGTTGTAAGTCAGGCCATTGATAACCTGCCCGTAGGTGTAAGGCACTCCATTGTCTACAAGGACAGTTTGCACGTTTCGGTAGTCGTCAAACTCATCCCAGCCATCATTGCCATCTGGGCGATAGCATTTCTCTGGGCGGCATTCTGGTGGTTCGTAGTCAATTGCTCCACCAGGGATCAAGAAGGCGCCAGGGTCAGCAGGGGACGGATCCGCATAGACAGGTTCGAGGAAAAACCCGTCCTGATCTAGCCCCGACACAATGCGGGGTTGGTAGTCGTCTTGATTGGTTGATTCGTTCATTGCAATTCCATGTCAGTACGAGATGCAGGCCAGAAGTGCTATGTTCCGCGGACGCGTCTCAACACCACCTTCTGAAATCGTTTCCGGTTCATACGAGTCCGACACAAATGGCACACGCTCAAGACTCCCCGATATCCCGCCAACGCCCCGGTTTACGGATGTCGAGAGCGTATGCCGGTGGGCTTTGAAAGTATCGGATTGATAAGTGCCGAACGCACGGCTCCTATCGATGCCTCTGCCGTCATCCCAGCCACGTGTAAATTCGCCTCGAAGATCAGGCAGTACGATGAATTCCCCGGTTGTGCTTCGTGTCGTTGCTGGACTGGCCCCGTTGGTGCAGCGGTAACCAAAATCTGCGGTTGAATTTGCAGCATCGCCGCAATATATCGCCCCATCCAGTTCCGGATATGCAGCGACGGAAATGGCAGCACCGTTTGCCTTCAGCCATCCTGGGGGGGCCGTCCGTCTGGCCATGTAGGCTATCCGTCCCGCTGGTGATTTCAGTTTCACCGTATCGGTAGAAACGTACTCTACCCACGGCTTCCACGAGGTAGTGCTGTGACGCGAGCGTACAAAAAGGCGGACTGGGTTAAACGTGGTGAAGGTATGAGTAACAATGTAAGAACCGGCCACACCTACATCCAAGGTGCCAGCAGCGCCGGCAACAGGATAGTTATTCTCCAGCGTTGCCCCCAAATTTGAGTTTTGCCCGTAGCTACCGGGTATCACAATAGTGTCAAGATCCGCAGATCCTAGGGGGTTATATGCCCCCAATCCAAAAGCGCCGACCAACAGCAGGCGGCCTGATGTTGTGTCCATTTGATTGGCTTGTGTGTCCAGCTCATGGGTATGGCTTTCGGCAGTTACGGCGCTGGCGGTTGTTGCAGACAGCTTGCCCGGCGTTCCCAAAGTGAAAGTTCGATTTGCACCGAGACTTCCGCCACCAGATAGACCGTTCCCCGCTGTCAGGATTACACCGGACGAAGCGGCACCAATGTCGGCTGCGGAAATGTCGAGGGCATGCGTATGGCTGGTGGACTGCACAGCATTTGAAGATGCCTTAGTGATCGTTCCCGGCGTTCCAAGACTGAAGGCGCGGTTTCCACTGAGGTTGCCACCACCAGATAGACCGTTCCCCGCTGTCAGGATTACATCGGATGAAGCGGCACCAATGTCGGCTGCGGAAATGTCCAGGGCATGTGTATGGCTAGTGGACTGCACAGCATTGGACGATGCCTTAGTGATCGTGCCGGGTGTTCCAAGCTCAAAGCTGCGATTCGCTGCAAGGTTTCCACCGCCGTTCAAGCCGTTGCCTGCTGTCAGCATCACGCTGGTGCTAGTTTTTTTTGCAAGAGCATCCTCCAGTCCTGCCACGTTCTGGATATCGCTGCGGCCAAATGTCAGGTTCCCGCCGGGAAGAGTTATGTCCACGGTCTCAAATGCCGTGACCGGCTCTACCTTCCAACCCGTCCCCCAGGCGGCCACGGTTGCGCCGTTAGCGTTGTACTTCGCTAGGACTTCGGCAACGGTAATGGTTGGGTACAACCACCCTTTAGAAAGCTCACCAATCCAAATGCATGGGACACCTTCCGCATCGTGGCCGAAGCGAATAGATGAATCGGATGTAGGTTCGCCCGCGATAATCGTTGCGCCGGCTCTTGACCATGTTTTTTTCGACTGGACGTAGCCGTCTAGCAAAATCGTTACAGGTTTGGATCCCGAATATTCGAACACCTCTACACGGAGCCGCAACATAGTGTTGGCACCGACTGATGTGGATGGGAGTGTTATTTTCATTGCGCCGGGAATGCTTCCGTTGTTGCTGGAGAAGCCTCCGCCGTCTGGAAGTATCACGTGAGCAGTTCTAGCAATGGACGTGCTGCCATACTCCGCGCCGATGGCGGCTCCGGCGCCCAAAGAGATCGGACCTTCCATGGTGCCGCCGGCCTTGGGAAGGGCTTTGATATCTTCCAGTACTTCTACCGCAGTACGAGGCACCAGGGGGCCAGAGCCCGCGCCGGTCAGATATGACCGCGCTGCAAATGACGTAGAGCCGGTTCCACCGCGAGCGACGGGGAGCGTTCCTGCGGTGGCCTTGGACACATCCAATGCCGTCACATTTAGAGTCACGTTTCCGGAACCATCAAAACTCACGCTACCCGCTGTCGCACCACCTGTAATAGAGAATTGCCGCGCAGCGGCCAACTTCGTCGCTGTAGCCGAGTTTCCGACTACGGCCTTCCCCAGGTTGACGACGCGTCCCTTTGCGTCAACCGTGATGACGGGAATTTCATTTCCAGATCCAGCAGTTCCCGCAGTAACGCCAGAAGCGGCGAGCGTAAGAGCGGCCGACATGTTTTTGCTCCCATCGAACGAAACGGAAGCCGTGCCGTCTCCGGTCAGAGCAATCGTGCGGGCAGTAGCAAGCTTGGCGGCGGCAACTGCCGTACCGGTCTTGTCGAGCTTGAGCGCCAAGCCATCGTCCACATACTTTCGCGTGGCCAATACAACCGCAGGATCGATTTTCAGCTCGAAATTCGCGGCGCTGCTGACCATCAAGACCATGCGGATGACCTGGGTGCGGCCGGAACCTTCGGCGAGCAGCGGCTTGTAGGTGGGCGGGCAGTTCGCCACGGCGACCAGGCCGCCCGTGTCGTCGTGCAGCCCCAGGGTGCGGATCCAGTTGCCGCCTTCGTTTTCAGGAATGACCTGTTCGGCGATCAGCCAACTCGGATTCGCGGGATCCGTGGATAGCTGATTGAGGGGTTTACGGCGCCATTCGCCAATAACGGCGGTTTGCAGGCGATCAGGGGTCGGAACGATGCCGCCACCGTCGCCCACGGAAAGGCTCGTGATTTTGAGGGGAATGCCCAGCGCGTGCGCCTGCGCTTCGCGCTCTTCGCCGTACTTGGTCAGAATTCCGAAATAGGTAGCGCTCATGGGTATACCGTCATCGTGTCTATGGTGTGATCGCGGAGGCCGTAGGCCAGCGAAACGCGCGTTTCGATGGTCTCGGGGATGTAGGGGTAAACGGTCAGGGTGTCGCCGTCGTAGGAGGCGATTCCGAAATTCACTTGCGTGCGGACTTCGGCGGCAATTGCGAGGCCGATAAGGTGCTGGCTCAGACGCTTGGCGTCTTCAATCAGGCGTCCCAGCTCCAGATACATCGCTTCGTCGATACCGCTATCCAGCACGCCGATGGTGAGGCGGAACGTCCCGCGCCGCCCTTCGGGCTGCATCTGGAACCACTCGGTTACGTTCAGCAGGAAGCCCAGCGGCTCCACGACGCGCCGCAGGGCGCCGATGGTGCCCTTGCGCTTGTGGACGAAGAACGAGTTGCGCAGGGCCTTGCGTTTGGCCTCCACGGGCCAAGCGTCGTCCCAGCGATCAACGGACCGCTCCCAGGCCAGCCAGGTAAGCAGATCCGGTGGGCATTCAGCGGCCTGCCGGATGCTGCGAATAGGTAAGGGAATGTCTTCGATGTCCGCGCCTGTGATGGCGAGGTTGCGCTCCAGTGGCGTGGAGCTGGGCGGCAGCAAGGCGCGTTTCTTAGCCATTGTCTGTCCCGCCCGCAACCTCGATGGAAACCTCAACGCAAGTGCCCGCTTCTGTTGGCTGCAACAGGATGTCGGCGGCGGGTTCGTGCAGTACCAGGTGATCCACCCCTTCAACGTGCAGCGCGGCGGTAAGTGCGGAACGCCACACGGACACGCCCTGGCGCCGAGGGCGGTTCACGAACGCACCGATAGAAGCGTTGACGGTGGCGGTTGCCACGCTGCGGCCTGGGCCTTGGCCTTTCAGGTGAAGCGTGGCGCGCACGTTGTAGCGGCGGATGACGGAGGATTTCACCGTGACGCGATCCCCCATCGGGCGGATGTCTTCATCATTGAGCGCAAGGCGGGCGGCGGCGAGGATGGTCTCGCTTGCCGTACCGTCGCCGTCACGCGAAAGGATCGACACCAGCACATCGCAGGGGTCGGGACTGATGGCGCTTGCATCCGCGATTTGCCCATGTGCAGATCGCGCATGGAATTCGTAGGCACCACGGGGGCCAGCCGTGGACAAGCCTTCCCATGCGAGTTGTACGCGGTCTCGCAGCTCGTCATCAGTTTCCATGACGGCATCGATGGGTGGCGATACGGTCAGATCTTCAGCGCGGATGATCAGGCGCTGCACGCCGTATTCGGCGGCGATGTTCTCCAGGTCTGCCCCTTTGGCGAAAGCCAGCAGGACGGCGCGGGCCGCTTCGTTGATGCGCTGGCGAAGGATCAACTCGCGTTCGGAGTTCTCTTCCAGTTGAATGGTAAGCGGTTCCGATTCCAGCGCCAGCGTCTTGGCGACTGCATCGCGATCTTCGGCCGCAAACAGCGCGATGATGCGTGCCTTTCGGGTTTCAAGGATCTGCTCGTAATCAAGTTGCTCCACCACGTCGGGCGGTGGCAGTAGGGATAGGTCAATCGTGTTGGACGTGGCCATGCTAAGCACCGATGCGGGTAGACAGGGAGACCGGGCGCACTTCGTTGTCTATCAAGGCTTCACCAGACAACTCGAACATCAGGGCGCCAGGGCTAGCCGCATCTACCTGCGCGGTGATGGCGCGCAGCGTTAGGCGCGGCTCCCAGGCAAGCAATGCGGTGGCCGCTGCCGCATAGAGCTGCAACAGCGTCGCGGCGTTCGCAGGCGCGTCCACCAGATCGGGCGCCACAGAACCGAAGGGACGCCGGCGAACGCGTGTGCCGACGGAAGTTCCAATGATCTTGCCTATGGACTGGCTCAGGTGTTCCGCGCCCGTGATGCGCCGGCCCGTCTTGGCATTCATTCCCAGATAGCTCATTTGGTCGGCTCGTCGGTTTCGCCGCCCAGGCTGCGCACGCGGTGCGTGTGGGTTTCCAGCACCACGCCGTTGGACGACAGTTCGCCATCGCGTTGGATGATGTCGCCGCTGATGACCGTCCGATTGCCCTTGCCGTTCTTGCCGGACATCCCCGCCTGATAGGACAGCAGGCCCGTGACGGTCACATCGCCGTCAAGGGTGATGGCAGGGCAGCGCAGGATGGCGGACGTGCTGGCGTTGGCTTGGATGGTCTTGATGCCCGTGGCAGTCAGCGCGCCGGCCTGGTGGTCATAAGTGACGCGGGCGCCATCGGGATACAGGCGCACGTGTTCGCTGGCGCTGGTCGAAGGGGCTGGGATCGCATCCGAGTTCAGGCCGGTGATGACGATGCCGGCGGCGGTGTCACCGCCTGGACAAAGCACCAGAACCTGTTCGCCCGTCGTCGGCGGATCCCAGGTCGTGGACGTGCCGGCGCGAAGGGCTAGGAATTGCAGCCAGTCCGTGGTCAGCGCGCCGGTGGAAACACGGACCTTGGCCGGCCGGGAGGAAAGATCAACCTGCGCGATGGTGCCGACCCGGATAAGGTTGGTCAGCAGGCGGAAGAGTTCGGCTATTTCGTGCATGCGGCCATGTTGCCGCGCTGCCTTCGCGCGCGCACGAAGCCGGTGTTGTTGCTCGGCCTGCTACAGCCCGCGACCGGCCAGGAAGTCGGCCAGCGTATCCAGAACGCGTTCGCGGCTTTCCTTGGAGAAGCCAAGCAAGCGCCGGACGGGATAGCGCACGTCGGGCGCGCCCGGTGCTGCCCGGTCCCTTAGTCCGCGCTGGTGGACCCAGGCGATGCGCGAGGCGCGGCCCTTGAAACCAACCGTTGCCGCGTCCTCGGTGACGCCTGCGCGGAGGTGCTGTGCCGTGCGCAGGCGCGCGAACATCTTGCGTCGGATGGTGCCCTTCTTGCCGCGCAGGTTCTTACGGGCTTTGCGGGGCCTGTAGCGCTGGCCGTCCGGGTCTACCTGGGCGCCGATGCGCTGGCTTTCCGTGCGGCGTAGCTCCTGAGCAATCCGCAGCTTCGCCTTGCGCAGCTCAGCCGGCTCTAGCCGCGCGAGCAGGCCAGCGGCCCAGTCCTGCACGTCGGCAAAGTCGGCGCTCATCGCTCGATGGCCCAGCCAGGGTAGGGCAGGATGCCGATTTCCTCACCGTCTCGGCAGACGCTGCGCGCGGGCGCGCTCGGGTCCGGGAATAGGTCAGGGTGGGAAGGCTCCTGCGCATGGGTGATATCGATTCGCTCGCCGGCCGGATCCAGTCGCGCGATGATGCGCTCTGTGAGCTGGAGCTTGATGCTCAAGTCGAACGTGTCATTCGTGATGATTTCCACTTCAAAAGCGATGGCCTGCTTGCGCTTTTCGGGGTTCTCCAGCACGTCCGGCTGATGCACGCGCAGCCAAGCCAAGATGGGGACCATGATGCTGCCCGGGTCGCCGGCAAAGTCCTCAATGACAAGGTTGAGGGTATAAGCGTATTCATGCGACAGGCTGGCCGTGGCGACGGCTGCGACCGCGCCGGCATCGATAAAGACGTGCAGCTTTTCCGGATCGCGTCGCAGATACGGGTTTGCTTCAGTGATGTACGCCCGCAGTTCAGTGGCTTTGCGCATTCCGTTCCCTCGCTTCGCACGCGATGACCGCATCTACCTGGGCGGCACAGATAGCCCAATCTGCCTCTACGCGGTCAAGCGCTGCGTTCAGGTCCTCATTGCGGACCGGGCGGCTGGCTGACAGCACGCAGGGGACTACGGGCGCGCAGGTGTTCGGCATAGCCATCGGCGCCGGTGATCGCGGGGCGTTCCCGCATCCTTGCAATAGGCTCAGGCAGCACGCCATCAGCCCAGTGGCGAAAATCTTCGTTCTCACGTTTCAAGTCCTCGATGTCGGAGCGGCGCGATTCCAGTGCGCTGCGGAATCCTTCTTGTGTGGCCACCAGCTGGCGCAAGTCGTCCTTGCCTTGCTGAATGCCCGCCGTGATCTTGCTCATGGCGACGTCCTGGGCGTTCAGGCGTTCGCCATACGCTGTCAGGGCGGCGGCCTGCCCGGCGATGGTGCCGCGCTGCTGCCAGATGACCAGGGCCAGCAAGGCGCAGACGAGGTAGGGCGCCAGCCGCCAAAGCCACCCGTTCATGCGGCCACCTTGCCGGCCGGAGCTGAAAACCGTTCGTAGGCCCGGGCCAGCTTCACGTCATAGAGGTTTTCCGCATAGGCGGTGCCGTTGTAGCCGCGCGCGAACGCCGCCCACTTCCGGCCGATCAGCGCCCTATGCAACACGGGGTCGGCTTCGATGAACTTCACGAATGCCGCGAGCTGCGCGCCCTCGCTTTGCTGCTGGGAAGCAACGAAGGCTTCGACGCTTTCATACCCCAGGGCTTGCCAGTGAAAGCCCATGATTTGGAATGCGCCCCAGCTCGTCGCTTCCAGGGCGGCAGCGCGGCATACCTGCGCGGCGGTCGCAAGGCGGGCGTGTTCGGCGGCGCCGCCAGCGTACCCGCCGCGTTTGGGATTGACGATGCCAGGGAAGCGGAGGGCATGCGGAGCGGGGTCCACGCCGTGCGCTTGGAGGCGCTGGTAAAACACATGACGCTCAAACAGAATCGAGACGCGACCATCGGGAAGGAAGCCGTTGCCGTTGGACTCCACCGCGTTGACCGCCTTGACGCTGGCCAGGGGCACGCCCAACTGTTTGGCGGCGGCGGAAAGATCGGATTCGCGCATCAGTTTCGACGTGTCCTGGCCGGCCAGGGCGGCGCGCGTCTTGTTTCCCACCTTGCCATCCACGACCAGGCCGCGCGCCGCCTGGAGAGCGCGCACGGCGCTTTCTGTGGCGTCGTCGAACTCGCCCGTCACGTCCAGGCGATGGCCTGCATTGTTCAGCTGCGTTTGCAGGGCGCTTACCGCAAGGCCGCGGCTGCCGGATTTCAGGATTTCATTCACGTTGCTTGCTCCGAAAGAAGATGGCCAAGTTGCCCCGGATCGCGTAAGCGATGGCGCAGACGGCGCCGGCCGCGACCAGTTCCAGCAATCCAGGCGGGCCCGACGTGCAGAGGGCGACCGCCAGGGCGCGGCAGAACAGGCTGGCGATGGCGATGGAGGCGAATAGGGACACCTTCGGCCGATGGTGTGCGCCGTTCGGCCGATACCAAAGCAGGCGGGCGCCGGCCAGGGCGTACAGCAGGACGCAGGCCACGGCCAGGGGGGTGAGCGTCAGCGCGGCGGTGTTCATGGCTTCCCCCCGCCGCCGGCCATCCGAATGATGATCGCCCTCAAGTCGAAATCCGGCGCCATGGCCAGCAGCTTGAGCGCGATGGGAACAATGATCAGCGCGCCCAGCAGCGCGGGCAGGAACGACTGTTTGGCCCATTCTCGCGCGATGAACTCGCCGGCGCCACCGTAGCCGCACAGCGCGGATAGAAGAAAGGATAGAAAGCGCTTCCAGGCGCTCAAATCCTTTTTGGTGCTGGCGACCAGGGCCGCGCCGATGACGGCGCCAAAGGCGGCGTTGGCGTCGATGTAGGGCAGCACCTGGGCGAGAACCAGCCCGGATGTTGCGGTGGTCGCCGCTGCGGTCGCGGTGACGGTGGAGGGTTCGGCCATGAAGTTCAGTCCCAAAGGTTGACGGTCGGGACCGTCGAAGGTTCGGATGCCGGCTCGGGGAGAGTCACGGCGAGGCCGTGCGGAAGGATGGCGCCGTGGTCCGCAAGTCCGGGGTTCAGTTCAAAGGTTTGTTCCACCACGCCGCGCGTGGTGCGCAGGTGGCGCCAGCACAACGCGTCTACGGTGTCCCCCTGCATTGCGCGGACCTGCATCAGATCAGCTCCACCACATTGCGCGGTCGGCCCTGCACGTCGGCGGTGGACCAGCGGGCATTGCGCCGATGCTCGTCCGGCGCGTCGGCCAGCCACTCGATGCGCTTCTGGCCGGCGCCCGTGGTGTCGTAGTCGGCCATGCGTTCGATCAGGTCCGCTTTGACCAGGCTGTACACGGCGCGCACATACGCCAGCGTCCGCCGCGACTGTCCGTCGATTAAATCCCCGGTGGGGACGCTCGCCAGGGTGTCGCTGCCCCGCGCGCGCATGGCTTCCTTCCATGCCGCCAGGTCGCCGCCCACTTCCACGATGGCGCCCAGCAGGGCATGCCGGAGGCGCGAGTCCGTGACGGTGCCATCAAGCCGGAGCGCGTCGCGGGCCTCCCTCATGTCGAAATCGGGGAAAAAGCCGTCGTTCTTGATGACATTGGCGGGTGTCTTGGACGGTGTGGGAGCTGTGGCGATAAAGCTCATGGCGGAATCCAGTGGGGTCGGCGGTGGGCAGGCGTCGGGTTGCTCAGGGAGCCACCGTCAGCCCGCGCCGCCGTGCGCTTGGGGGCACTCGGTTAGCCTGCGGTGCCGGCGTTCTTGATCTTGCGTTCCAGTTGTTCGATGAGCTTCTTGGCGCCGATGCCCGAGAACAGGTCAACCGCACGCTTGAGCTGCGCGACGGCGGCACGTGCCATTTCCAGGCGTTGTCCGTCCAGCGTGTCGCCGGCCTGGAGCGCCAGCGTCTTGCCCAGGGCGAAGTGCAGCTTGGCGCGCGCTTGGTCCGGGGCGTCGTGACCGTCCACCAGAACGGCCACCCGTTGCAGAATGGCCATGGCAGTATCTGCGTCAGCGACTGCGCCGCCGGCCACGGCGCCAGCAACTTCATCCAGCAAGAGGGTCGCGGCGTTGCGCTTCAGGCGCTCCGGCAACGGCAGCTCGTGGCGCATGACGTAGGTAGCGATTTCAAGGCCCCGCTCAAACAAGCCGGCGTCGATGTGCCAAAGCATGAGCGTGGCGACTACCTCATCCGGCTGGCCCGAGTCGCCCTCCAGTACGCCCGTGATGTAGGCCTGATACTCGGGCAGCAGTTCGCGCTTGACCGAAATCTTGCGTTCGACGGACTGAATGTCGTGCAGACGGCGCGCGTCCAGTGTCAGTTTGGCCATCATCTGGCCATAGATACCGCCCACCACGACGGGCGCGCCCTCGCTGGCCGCGCTCGTCTTGGCGGCCAGCACCCGCATGCGGTGAAGCTGTGCAGGGCTGGCCATGGTTACGCTGCCGCCAGTTCGATGTTCTCGATCAGCGAGAGCAGGCCGAAGTCTTCCACGACGTAATCATCATTGGAGCTTTCGAAGGTGTCGATGCGGTCGCGGCCCGGATTCTCGATCACATGGCGACGACGCCCGCCGACCTGCCAGTACAGCGACAGGTTGTCCAACGACGTAATCATGACCTTGCCAGCCGGGAAGAACGGCGCCTGCACGGCCGGCAGACCGCCGACGCGCTTCTGGCTGATGATGATGTTGGCAGCCAGGGTGTCGGTTGCCTTGTTGTCCTGGTTGACCAGCGGGAAATACTTGTCATGCATCAGGCCACGGCCGAGGATGGCCACCAGCCCGGGATTCTCCTGATGCCACGGGTCCAGCAGCTGGATAGCGTCGTACACCAGCGCATCGAGGTTCTTGTAATCGCCGTCCGGGCCGATCAGCACCTTGCCGGAGCCGGTCTTGCCTTCGGCCATGACCCGTTCGGCTGCGCTTTCGCGGGCCTTCTGGAGCCAGCCCTTGTTCACGTCTTGCAGCATCGGGTTAGCGGCGGGGTCCGTATTTGCCGCAATGCTGGTGCCGTTGAAACCGATCATGATGCGGTCGAGGGCCTGACGCTGCACCAGCAGATTGGCAATGCGCAACTGGAAGTCGGGAAAGCGGCGCCATGCGTCGAGCTTGTCGTAACGGATGAACGAGTCATAGTCGGTTTTGCGGCAGTGATAGCCGTTGTTGTCCAGGGTGGACAGGTCGCGCGGCTGGCGCTCTTTGGCGGTCGTGTCGGTGCGCGAGGCTACCGGGCCGGACAGGTTCAGGCCCAGCTTTTCACCCTGCAATTCGTCCACGCCGACCATGTTGATGCGACCCAGGAACGACGAGCTTTCTTGCAGCGCGGTTTCGAGCTTCTGTTGTACCGACGGAATGACAGTGAAGGTTTTGCCAGCATCGTCGGTGCCGTTGACGGCGGCCAGCTGGGCCAGATAGGCATTGTATTTCTTGCGGGTTTCTTGGTGCATTTCGATATCCGGTAGGCGATAGATGTCTGATGTCGGGTTCGAGGGTTAGAACTGCGTGAGCTGCTCGCCCGTGCCGCCGGTCGCCAGTTGGCGCTGGTGGAAGCTGTTCGGCGTCTTGTCGAGGGTTTCTCGCAGGTCTTGTAAGTCGGCGGCGCTGGCGGCCGACTTCTTGAATTCGGCCAGTTCCGATTCGAGCTTCTCCACCTTGGATGCCGTCGCGTTGTTGCCTGCGGTGTACGCCGCCTGGAAGTCGCTGAACAGTTGCGGCAGCGCTTGGAGCGCCTTTGCGGTGTCGTTCGGCAGGGCGGGCTGCGCCTGCTGGGGCTGCTGGGCGAAGGTGCTCAGCAGTTCCTTCATGCGCGCGAAGAACGAGGCGCTTGCGTCCGGCACCTGGGCGGCGGGTGTTTCGTCAAAGTCGAGAACGGTCTCCAGTGCGCTCGTAAAGAGGTTCGCGGGGTTTTGCTTGCGGGAGGCGTAGGGGTGGGCTGCCGGGTTCTTGGCAGCGAATTCCAGAATCGAAGTCCCCAGGCTGGCCGGGGAATCCGTGACGGACACGCCGATGAGTCCGCACTTGCCCGACTTGGCGAAGTTCGGCTCGATCTCGATGGACGTGTAGATTTTCTGGCGCTTCTTCGTCATGGCCACCAGGTCCGGCGTGGGGTCAAGCTGGGCTTGCAGTTCCCGCTTACCGTCTTTGTTGTCCTGCACGCGGACCGCTAGCACGTCGCCGTATGCTTTGAACGGGCTGTCGGGGAGGAGGCCACGGATGTGTTCCATCCAGATGCGTGCGCCATAGGTCTCGCGGTTGTAGGTGGCGGCGATGTCATCCAGCCAACTGCGTTCGATCACGCGGCCGTCAGTCGTTTGGCCTTCGGTGGCCACGGTGAACCATTTCATGGGTTGGTCTCGCTTTGTTTGTGGTGTTCGGGTATTGCCATAGTGGCGCGGGGCTGGCACGCGCTCAACGGCTGGAAGATGTCGCAGGCGTAGCTACACATCCCGCCTTCACGCGCGCGCGGAAAACGTCGGCACGATGGCGGCATGTCTGAAATTGCAGAGAACATCGATACCCGAAAACTTGCGCGAGACCTGTACTGGCAGGGCTGGCGCGTGTCGTCTATTGCGCGACACATCGGCGAGAAGCGCACAACCGTGCATAGCTGGAAGACGCGCGACAAGTGGGACGCGGCGTCGCCGCTGGAACGCGTGGAGACCGCCTTAGACGCGCGGCTGTGCATGCTGATAGCGAAGGATCAGAAGGACGGCCGGGATTTCAAGGAAATTGACCTGCTGGGGCGGCAGCTTGAGCGCACGGCACGCGTGCGCAAGTTCGACAGCGACGGCAAAGAATCGACGCTGAACCCCAATCTTGAGCGCCGCAACGCCGCCCCGAAAATCCGGCCGGAGCGAAACGCGATCAGCGAGGCGCAGGCAGATCGGATATCGAAGTCCTTCCGGGAGTCGCTATTCGATTATCAGAAGGTATGGTTGCGCAATGGGGATCAGCGCACGCGCATGATTCTGAAATCGCGCCAGATCGGCGCAACGTGGTACTTCGCCCGTGAGGCGCTGGACGACGCGATCAGGACCGGACGCAATCAGATTTTCTTGTCGGCATCGAAGGCGCAGGCGCACGTTTTCAAGCAGTACATCGTGCAGTTCGCCCGGGAAGCTGCGGACGTTGATCTAAAGGGCGATCCCATCGTGTTGCCAAATGGCGCGCACCTGTATTTTCTCGGCACGAATGCGCGGACGGCGCAGGGCTATCACGGCAACTTCTACTTTGACGAATTCTTTTGGACACCGAATTTCGCGGAGCTGAACAAGGTAGCCAGTGGCATGGCGCTGCATAAGCACTGGCGCAAGACCTATTTTTCTACTCCGTCCAGCATGGCGCATGAAGCCTATCCGCTGTGGACTGGAGAGCTGTTCAACAAGCGGCGCGCGAAGCGCGAGCAGGTTGCGATCGAGCTGGCGCATGCCGTTCTGAAAAATGGGCACCGCTGCGATGATCGGCTATGGCGGCAAATCGTCACGATTCTGGATGCGGAGGCGGGCGGGTGCGACCTGTTCGACATCGACGAGCTGCGGCTTGAATACAGCCCGGATCAGTTCGAGAACCTGCTTATGTGCGGGTTCATCGACGATACGGCGTCCATCTTCCCCCTGGCCATGCTTCAGGGCTGCATGGTGGATGCGATGGTGGAATGGATCGACGTGCAGCAATTCCTGCTGCGGCCCTATGGCTACAACCCCGTTTTGATCGGGTATGACCCATCGCTTACCGGCGATTCGGCGGGTTGCGTCGTGCTGGCCGCGCCGCGCACGCCGGGCGGCAAGTTCCGGGTGTTGGAGCGTCACCAGTGGCGCGGCATGGACTTTGCCGCCCAGGCCAAGAAGATAAAGGAAATCACGGAACGGTACGCCGTCATTTATATCGGCATCGATGCCACCGGCATGGGCCAGGGCGTCTACCAGCTGGTCAAACAATTTTTCCCGAATGCGCGCGCATACGCCTATTCGCCTGAAGTGAAGTCGCGCCTTGTCTTGAAGGCAGGCGACGTGATCCGGAACAAACGCCTTGAGTTTGACGCCGGCGCTACCGACATAGCCCATTCGCTGATGTCGATCAAGAAGACGATGACCGCCAGCGGTAAGAGCGTGACCTATGACGCTGGGCGCGCTGCTGACACGGGGCATGCGGATCTCGCATGGGCGCTTATGCACGCATTGGACTTTGAACCCCTGGAGGGCGCGACCAGCGCGAACCAGGGACTTGTGGAGATTTACGGATGAAACGAAAGAAAGCCCCGCGCGTGCAGCTCGCCGCCACCGCTGCGGCGCAGGCGGCGGCTCCGGCTTCCGCCGGCATCGAGGCGTTTTCCTTTGGGGAGCCGGAGCCGGTACTGGATCGGCGCGAGATTCTGGACTATCTGGAATGCTGGAAAAACGGTCGCTGGTATGAGCCGCCCGTCAATTTTGGTGGGCTGGCCAAGTCGTTTCATGCAAGCCCCCACCACAGCTCGGCCATCTACTTCAAAGCCAATATCCTGGCGTCTACTTTGGAGCCGAATCGCCTGTTTAGCCGCGATACGTGCCACAAGATGGCGGTCGATTTTCTGATCTTCGGCAACGCGCATGCGGAGCGGCAGGATAGCGTGACCGGAAAGCTGCTGGGGCTGCGCCATGCGCTGGCCAAGTACACGCGGCGAGGGCTGGAGGCCGACCAGTATTTCTATGTGCCAAGCATCGGCCAGGAACACGAATTCGCGCGAGGGGCCGTGGCTCATCTCATGCAGCCCGACATCAACCAGGAAATCTATGGCATGCCGGAGTATCTGGCGGCGCTGAATTCGGCCTGGCTAAACGAGTCCGCGACGCTGTTTCGGCGCAAGTATTACCAGAACGGCAGTCATGCGGGCTTCGTCATGTACGTGACGGACACCATTCAAGATGAAAGCTATGTGAACGGCATCCGTGAGGCGTTGAAGAACTCGAAAGGCCCGGGCAACTTCCGCAACCTGTTTGTCTATGCCCCTGGTGGCAAGAAGGACGGCTTGCAGATCATCCCGGTTAGCGAGGTCGCGGCACGTGATGACTTCTTCAACATCAAGAACATCAGCCGCGATGACATGCTCGCCGCGCACCGTGTGCCGCCCCAGCTCATGGGGGTGGTGCCCAGCAACAGCGGAGGCTTTGGCGCGATCCTGCCGGCTGCGCAGGTATTCGCGCGCAACGAGCTGGAGCCGCTACAGGCGAAGTTCCTGGGTCTGAATGAATGGCTCGGGCAGGAGGTGGTGAAGTTCCGGCCCTATGTGGTCCATACGGGCGAGAAAGAATAGGCCGCTCGGCTTCGATGACATGCCCCGCTTCGGCGGGGCTTTTTTTCGTCGGTACGTCGCGCCGTGCTTACCGTTCCTCGTCGCGCCGGCGGCCGGGCTTTACCGCAAGCGCCTCGATCAAACATGGCTCGCCCTGAACGTATTCCCGCAGCTTGGCCACGTGGTCGAGGATGTCTTGCCGGTGGCGCAAGGTGCTGGCGTTTCTGAGGCCGGCTTCCAGAGCCACCACGACGCGCTGTAGGCGCCATATTTCCCAGGCTAATGCGCATGCCTCAGTGGTGGGGTTTTGGGCGTAGAGCGCCCGTATGCGGGCCGCAGACAGGGGGGCACGCGGTGATTGGTCGAAGAAGTCCATGGGGATACCTCAAGGGGCTGTATGAATATACAGTATTCTGACCAGTGGCACCCCCTGGCGCGCAGTCTTCCCCCCTCCACGCCTGCGCGCTAAATGGGGCAAAAAAGACTCATCTATGCGTCACCCCTTAGCGCCAGCATTGGCGCGGCTCTGCGGGCCGCTGGTAGGGCTTGGCAGGTGACGCACTACGACGCACCAACGACGCACTTCTGTGGGCGTGTCCGGGGCGTGGTGGTGGATTTGCTCAAACTCTGCGCAGGTTTGGGGAGGGGCTGGGAAAAACCTAACCTTCCTAACTAGGCCTGAAAAAGCCTAATAAGTGATTGATTTATATGAATAATACTGGTTAGGTTTAAAACCTAACCTGACCTAACCTAAAACCTAACCGCTTCGTAAGTCATTGATTTATATAGTAATTAATTTTTTATATGGTTAGGGTATAGAAACCTAACCGGGTTAGGCTTTGGTTAGGAAAAGGTTAGGTTTTGCGAAACCCCGGAAACCCGTATGAATAAAGGCTCTCCGGCCAGTTTGCTATGTCTGGTTAGGAAGGTTAGGTTTTTCCCAGCCCCTCCCGAAATATTAGGAATGGTTTCTTTGCGGGCTGGCTTCGGGTTCGCGCAACTCTTCTGATAGCGCGTTGCCGCCGCCGGTCCTGGCCAGATCCGCACACGCTGCTGCCGGTCGTGGACGTGGCCACGTCGGCGCGCTGGCCAGACGGCTGATGCATAAGGTCGCGGTGGATCTGTGGGTGTGACCGGGCGGCGGCCGCCGGCGGCGCACTAGCCAAGCGCTGGTGCAGCGGATCTGGGGCAATCGAGCGGCGTCGCCCGGAAGCGCGCTCGCCAACAATTGGTGCGCCAGGTCGTGGCGAAGCTGGTGGCTATCGCGCGACAGGCACACTGGCTGGAAATAGGAGGAATCCCCACAAAAAAAGGCCGGGGAGCATCGCAGCTCCGCGGCCTCCTTAGCTCAAGAAGCTTACAGCTTCTTTTTGCTAGCCCGCTTCCGCGCGCCTTCCCTCGGCTCAGCGGGCTCGGCGGGGGCGTTGTCTGATCGCGTCAGCTTCAAGAAGCTAGCAGTCGGGAGCATGATCGGGCCGTATCGATGCCTAGCGGAAAGTGAAAGGATTTGCTCGCGTATCGATCCATATAGGATTGAAGCACCGTTGCAGACAACCAGTCGCTTTCGCTCTTCGATCTCCCCATCATGGTCGATCGAAAACATGCCTTCGATATCGACATCGAACGTGTACGGGAACTCTGCATTAGCGGACGTCAATTCGCTTCGGACTCGAAGGCGCACAATGAATTCATGCGGATCAGCCTCATCGCTGGTCAGCAATAAGACCTTTGTGTGTACTTCGTCTTCGCCGATAGGCGGGTAGAGTGACTTGCGGTCAAGGTCGAGTTCTATGTCGTCCCGGGAGACAAGCGAAAGCTGATAGAAGTGGTAATGCTCAAGTTGCAGCGGAGATAGATTCATTGCTACCCCAAATCAGGCTGCGGCGCATGCAATTGGAAAGCCCCAATTTTCGTTGGGGGAAAAGTGGGTTTTCTTGGCCGCCTGCTGCACATCGGTACGGCGCCATGCGGCCTGATTGACCTGCTTTGCAGAAGCCAGCAGCATCGAGCATTCAGCGAGTTTTTGCCGCATCGTTGCTTCCATTGCATGCACTGCCGCAACGCGGGTTTTGTAGGTGTCCGCTTCGCGTTCGTGCCAAGGTTGACGGCAGGCCGCGTCCTCTTTCGAACGAAACACAATGTCGAAATCCAAGTTCATCGCGGTCACCAATGTGTGAAGCGTTCTCAGCGTCAGATTGGTGTGACCATGCAGCACCTTACTCACGCGGCCCTTCGTCCAATCCAGGATAGACGCCAAGTCGGATTGCGTCATGTCCTGATGATGGAGAGCGCGGATCAAGTCAACGCAAAGGCGCTCGGCGCGGACGTCAAAAACGAAGTCGTCGTCGCTGGTGGCTTCGGCCCACAGAGCACTCACATTCACGGGAGTATCAGTGTTAGCACGGGCGTGTTTCATTAGAGGCTCAATCCTTGATTTCTTGCTTGCAAATGCGAAAAGTACCTTCCGCCATAGCGTCGAGGTAGGTCTTCACTTCAGTTTCTAGAGCGGTCGTTTGTGCCTTCGTCAGCTTGTCCTCTTTCTTGGAAAAAGCGTTCACCAACAAAATGGATCGATCCGCGCCGTAATAGAACGACAACCTTACCCTTGCGCCCTTCCAAATTCGATAGACCGAATGGTTGGTCTGCGGTGGCTTTTCCGGATGAAGGAATTGATGAAAGGGATGGCACTGCTTTTTGTCATAAAAGTCGGTGAGTGGTTTACCGGTCGCGGCAACTTGAATCAGCTTAACAACAGCGGCAAGTGCCGCTTTTCTGTCCGCAGGCTCTTGCATGGCTGCGATCTGTCGGATCAAAAGCAGCGACGCGTCGGGCTTGTCGTCTTCGAGGCGCGAGTAAAGCTTCCATGAGTCCTTGGCCGCTTGGGGGTCATCATCTGGGTTCCCAATGGAGGCATTGGTTATCAGCCGATACAGGGGCATGTGTTCACTTATAAGTTAACCGTAGTGTCGATGTGAGTCAAACGCACCTTGCGGTGAAGTCGAAAAACAGGGTGAAGCGTTAACTGTGAGCAACAGCTTACATCAATGCATAACAGAGTGTGATGCTCTGGCCGGTGACGAGCAGGGTTTACTGTGCCGAGTCCTCGGCCAGGTTTGGCCATGGCAACCATTCGGCTGGATCGCCTAGCAAGTTGGTTAGATGTGCGCCGAGCGCGTCAAATGCATCTCGGCGCTGCACCAGCATCTGCTGGCGCTGGTAAGTCCTGGTGACCTTCTTGGGTTCAATGTGATTCAGACATCGGTCCACGACGCCTTCGGGTATGCCCAGTTCGCCCATGATCGTGGCTGCGGTGCGCCGAAGATCATGCTGCGTCCAATGGCCACCAGGCAAATCCAGATCTGTCGTGTTCTTTCTCCCCTTGACCTTTTTCGTACGGGTTTGTCGGTCGGTGAGGCGACGGGTCAGCTCGCGCTCTGAAACGTGGCCACCTTCCCGGCCAACCAACAGGTATGGACTGTCGCCGGCCGGAAGTAGAAGAAAGCGCGACCAGATAGCCAGCGTAAAGTTGCTCAAATGTACCGTATGAGCCCGCCCGTTTTTTGCTACGTCGGAGGGGATATCCCATGTGCGCGCCTCAACATCGACATCGCCCCGCCGCTTGATCGAGGCGACCTCAACCGCCCGAGCTGCCGTTGCCAGTGTCCACCAAAGCATGAGTTCGCTACGCACCGGAAGGACACGACGCGTTGCCGTGTAATACTTCGTCCGTTGTTCTGTTGGCCTAGCCAGCGCATCGCGGAGCTGGGACAACTCGCCATCGGATAGCACGCGGTCCCCTTCCTTATCCTGGCCGCCGGCGTCTCGTCGCTTTATCCCCGCAGTGGGATCTCCCTGCATCCATTCCCTGGCCACGGCATAAACGAACATTTGCCGGAGTTCTGACAGGATCAAGTTGGCCGTTCGTAGTTTTTTGCCCTCGCGCGCTGGCTCGATCGACTTAAGAACATGCGGCCGGCGAACGTCGGTCAAGCTAACGTCGCCGATAGCCGGCAGTACATATCGACTGAAGCGGCCTTGAATGGATTGGTGATCGGTTTCGCTCTTTCGATGAGGCATTATTTCTTTCTTGAACCACACTCCAAACAGCTCGGATACCGTCGTTGGAATCGCGTCGGTGTCGTCGTTCAATACTGCTGTGGCGCGTTTCGGATCGATGCCCTTCGCAACCAACTCCCGGCGCTTTTGAACGAACTCGCGCACGGCTTTCAGGGTTAGCGCTGGGTACGATCCTGGGTAGAGTGTTTCTCGTTTCCCCTTCGTAGGGCTTGTGTAGCGCCACATCCAGTCGCGACGGCCGTCGGGGCGGATTCGTAGCATCAGCCCGTTCCCATCTTGCAAATAGTGCAGGGTCTCTGCGGGCTTGGCGCGGCGAATGGCGGTGTCTGTCAATAGGTCTGAGGGCAT